TCTGCTAGATTAGGTAAGGTTACTGCTAGTAAGATAGATGACATTATGGTTAAAACCAAGTTTGGCGAATCACAATACACCAAGAAGTATAAATTGCAATTAGTTACTGAAAGACTAACTAATAAGGTAGTTCCTATATTTATGAACTCTGCAATGGCTCATGGTGTGGAGTTTGAAGATGAAGCTAGGGTTGAGTATGCCAATAAAATGAAGTTATTAATTGGGAAAGATGTTAGGGAAGTTGGTTTCATAGACCACCCTAGCATAGATATGAGTGGTGCTAGCCCAGATGGTTTGGTTGGTGAAGAAGGCTTAATTGAAATTAAATGCCCTCAACCAATTACACATACAGAAACATTAGAAACAGGTGTTATTGCTAAAAAATACATACACCAAATGCAATGGCAAATGGCTTGCACAGGAAAGAAGTGGTGTGATTTTGTATCATATCACCCTGAGTTTCCAAAAGAATATAAGCTCTTTATTAAAAGAGTTGAAAGAGATGATGACCTGATAAGTCGTTGTGAAGAAAGTGTCAGTAACTTTTTAAAAGAAGTTGATGATAAAATTAAAACAATCAAGGAGAATATTTAGCATGGCAGAACAGTATGATAATACAAACACTTTTGCACTTTTTAAAAATGACAAAGGAGATAATGAAAAACGACCTGATTATACAGGCACAATAACTTTAGAAGGTGGTAAGGAAATGAGGTTAAGTGCTTGGATAAGAGAGTCTAAAGCAGGCAATACTTTTATGAGTGGGCAGGTAAGTGAGCCTTATGAGGGTAGCACAACATCTGCACCAGTAGAAACAATTACTGATATGAAGGATGATGTGCCATTTTAACTAGGGGGGAGGGGTAGGCAACTACCCCTTTTTATGAAGTTACTTGTTCATTACGTACATTGTTACTTCAAAACCAAAACGCATTTCAGTTGCTTGAGGTGTTGTCCACATGATTAATTGTCCTTTAGTTAGTTAATAAAACAGTATTTTAGTTTGTAGGCTAACTAAATAACAGAGAAAATGTATTAAATAGGAGTAAGCAAAATGATGAAATGGATGCAAAGTATAATTACAAAAGGACTAATAGTTTATATTATTACCCTTGCTGTTTGTTTCAAAGTATGGGATATTGTTGTTGTTTATAATGCTAATCATTACAATTATGTATGTAATGATAAGGGGAAGTTGTTTAAATCAGCCAAACCTAACAGCAATGTTTTTATTAAACAACGACATGAAGAATGTATACATGGAGAATAATATGGAAAATATAGTTACAAAACCTAAATGGTATTGTAGGTTTGGTTTAGAGTGTTATCAAATTATTGAATTTATGTGCCACAAATTAAAAAATTTAGAGTGTGTTCACATGGCTAATCATATTAAATATTCAGCAAGATTTTTAGAAAAACATACCAGTGTTGTTTTACAAAAACAAGATTTAGAAAAAGCTAATGAAACATGGAAATCTTTTTATGCAGAAGCATCTAAAAGATATGCAAATCAATCTAGCAAAATAATGCCAGATGAATATATTGATGACCCATTAGTTGACGAAGATTAATTTAAAAAAAGCACATTTATGTAATGTGTGTGGTAAATATGCTTGTTATCATGATGGGAAATTGTGGTGGTGCAGTTTAATATCAGAAGTTGGCACATATAATATGACTGGTATTTGCAAACATAAGGATAAAAATGACAACGGGAAAAGAAACACTAAAAAAAAATAAAGAAGAATGGAAGGAACACGAATATATATATCAAGGATATAAATATATTATGACATATAACAAAATAGATTTTTATGTTACACATGAATTAACAGGCAAACTTGTTACTAAAGGAAAATTTAAGGAGTAACTTATGTTAGCTGAAGGGTTATTTATATTAACTGTAAGTTTAAGTGGTAATTATGATGACCTAGAGTTTGTTGGATATTTTAATGATTGTAATGTAGCTATGCAATACTATAAAGAAAACTGTTCAGAACATAAAGCAGCGAGTTGTTTATTAAAAGAATACAGCAATATACCACCTGACCATAAAGAACCTAGTCAATTTGATTTTGACAGTTTATCTAGTAACGAATCAATGTCATGTGGTTTTGTTGGGGTAGACCCAAAAACTTTTATAGGGGAAGATAATGATTGAATTTATTTTATTAATAAGTTTAAATGGATTGCCTTCTGGTAATGTTTATGCTGGTTCATTCAGCTCATGTCAGGAAGCATTTAGTTATGCAGCAGAAAATTATGCTGATTGGAAAACTCATACTTGTGTTAAGGAGGTAATAACAAATGGGTAAAGGAAGTAATCGCAGACCAACAGATGAAAAAAAGTTTGCTGATAATTTTGATAGAATTTTTGGGCAAAAACCTAACGATAAACAATTTGAAGGGATAAAACATGGCAATAAGCCCAACACAAAGAACACTAAAAAGATTAAGGGATAGTGGGGATTGCCCATTAGTTTCTATTGTAGAAAGATGGAACGCTTTTGCTAAAATACGCCAAGACCTTTTTGGTATTATTGACCTATTAGCAATAGACAGTAAAGGTAATACAGTTGGTATACAAGTAACAAGTTACAGTAACATTAGTGCTAGAGTAAAAAAGATGGAAGATAGTGATGCTATTAAACATTTAAGGGATGCTAACTGGACATTGATTGTAGAAGGTTGGCATAAGAAAAACAATAAATGGGTAAGTAAGATTGTAGATATTAGTTAAGGAGATTGATATGGATAAACAAAGAAGTAATTACACAGCAGAAGAAGAAATAATTATTGAGCAAAGAGCTATAGAATATATGAAAAAAAAACCTAATGCTAGCAGAACAAGAATTGCTCTTTATGCAGGAGTGGGAATTGCTGTATTAGAAAGGTTAGAAAAAAATGGTAATTTTAAATTACCAAAACCTATGACACCTAAACAAATAAGAAAAACTTTTAATTGGACAAATTTAAATAATTAATGAATATTAATAGATTAATTTCTATATTAGAAGATTGGTCTAGGTGGATGAAACAAGATTCACATAAGTTAGGTTATCCTAATAAAACATCTTATTTATCTAGTGGTGGAGAGTCTACTTCTGATGCTTTTGAACACATGATAGATGAAGCAGATAAAGAAAATGTAAAAATAATAAATGCTTGTATAGATAGTTTACCTATAAATCAAAAAAAAGCTATTTATTACAGATGGCTTAAAGGAAACAAACCTATATTTTATGAAAGAAATTTAGATTTAGCTATGGATAATTTATTAACTATAGTAGGAAAAAGAATATACGCATGATTAATAAAATGAAAAATGTATTTGCTCCTCATATAGACTTTAGTTTTTTATATGGAGTAATACCAGAAAATCCTAAAGCACAACCTTGTAATGTAGACATGATGTTTCAAAGAAAAGATAAAGTGTTAGTAGGAGAATGGAAAAGACCTAATGAAAATATGAATAAAGGACAAGAGATATTACTAAATGCTTTATCAAAACAACCTAATTTTATTGTTATTCTTATAAATGGACATTCAGTAGATGGAGATACAGAAGTAAATAGTATTTGTAAATTAATAGATGGCGAATATAAAGAAGTAGGTAAAGGTATTGATGGATTAAAAAAACTAATAATTAATTTTTATAGGTGGGCAGATAATTAATCGTCTAAATCTGGAACATTCATATAAATACTATCTATTATTAATTCTATAGAACTACCATCAGATAAAGAAATAATTATTTCAGAATCACCACTCACAATGTCTACATTATCAATAGTTTTATCAATCATGTGTAGTGCAATAAAATTAACATCCATGTCTATTTTCCTTATATGGGTGTAACCGACTCTGATTTTATTTTTTCTATAGGTTTTTTTCCTTTTGACCATTTTCCACAGTCTTGGCATTGATACCTTTGGTAAACATTTGTCAGAGATATTTGCACTCCTCTTTTTTGTAAGTTATAACTACCACAATTAGGGCAGCACATTTCTTCTGTTTCTAGGTTGTGATTAGGATGTATTTTTATCCAACCTTGTAATTTATAATACACTTCTTCTGTTAGTTTTACATCATTAATATTGTATCGTTTCATTAACTTCCATGCTTTTGGATTTTTAACTAAACATTCAATCCATAATGCCATACCTGAATGAGAAGTTTTCATTCCACATCCTAATAGTTGAGCAATATAGTCAAGTTTATTACTAGCAAATTTAAACTTACTTCTTGCTGTGGTAATTAAATCTATATCTTTGTAAGGGCTAGGTGGTGGAAGTTTGTGTATAAGAAATTCTTTATTGAGTGTTGGCATATCAAATCGTTTGCCATTGTAAGTAATAATAGCATCAGCTTCATCTATTAAATTATGTATTTCTTTTATCATTTTAATTGGTGTAGTGTCGTATATGCTAGAAAAATATACTTTCTTTTTTCCTAACCATTTGGCTGCCCAACATAACACAGTCGAAGATTCTATTAGTTGATTTATGCTAATGTTTTGTTGAAACATTCCCCAATGAAATCCTGTATGTGGACTTGTTTCTATATCCAATATAAGTATCTTCATACTAATCAGAGTATAGCATTGTTCCTTCTTTATTGATAACTAAAGCTTGTCTGCGAGGTGTTTTTTCATCTTCGCAAAAAGAGAGATGCACCCATTGGTTAAACTCCAAAATAACTTGGTCATAAGGAATATCGGAATTAATAAGAGCGAATACAATTTCGTTAGGAGTTCCAAACTGCCTACAAGTAAAATCGACAGCCAGTCCTCTAATGTGTGCAGAAGTTCTTTTAGAACCGAGTAGTTCATTAAGAGCCAAACAACGATAGCCACTGCTAACATAAATAGGCTTATTATTAAGAAGTTTTCTAACATTTTCTAACTCCATTGCTAGTTTATAAAGATTATCTTTTTCGTCTTCATTAGGTGTATTATCTATACCATGTCTTGCTGCT